GAGCAAGAACCAAGCCGCAAGGTTTGCGAAGATTGCGATGGATGGGGGGCAATTGAGGTTGATGCCCCCCGACCTCACGGCTTTGACCGTGACGTTGGTTACATGGACGTTGATAAAATTGAATGCCCCGAATGTGAGGGCACAGGAGAGAAGGAAGTAGAAGAATGAGTATTGCAGATGATACGATGTGTATGCATTACACGCTTGAGCGGTTGGGCGGTATTAAGACCGAAACTGACTTACGAGAGTTTATGGAAGAAATCAGGTACAACATTAGCGTAAATGATGAGCACCGTGAGCTTAACCCCGATGGCGATATGCCAGATGGTTCGTTTGTTGATGATCCCGATGATTTTGATATGAACGCTGCGCTTGAGAAAGTTAAGCGTAATTACATTGAGAGAGCTTTAACTAAAACCAAAACGTTATCTGAGGCTGCTGAATTGCTTGGCTTTTCTAATTACCAGACTTTGCAGAACTGGATTGACCGATTGGAGAAGGCTCAATACGAGGCTGAAGACAAAAGAATGGGAGTGAGTTGATGTTTAAATTATTCTACACGTTACTCATCATTGAGTACGTTGTTGAAGACCAAGACGTATCGACCTCTGTGATCTTTGAAAGTCAACAAGAATGCTATGATGCTATGGGTGATGGAGTTCTTGATGATCTATATGATGTTCTTGCTGATACCTACGGCAAGGAGATAATGATGTATTGCCGAAGAACTCCTGTTGCTTCTGGCTATCGTGAAATAACCAAACCGAAAGTGAGGCCATGAGAGATAGAACCAACAAAAAGTGGACTAAAGCAGAGAAGGAGTGGATGGGTTATAAACGTAAATTAGCAAACTTTAAAAAAGAAAGTGTTAGTTTATCCAAACCTCCCTGGGAGAAAGAAGCCGAACAAATTAAAGAAGATAAAGAAAAGAATTAGCGGGGATTTACCCCGCTTTTTTTTGTCCCCTGGTTGATAAGCCGAACAAATATCTGTATTATTTTTGTGGGACAAGTTTTTGAGGTAGGTTTCTCTTCTTGTCCCACGAATATCCTACATTGTTTGTTTTATTGTTAGCCCGATACGCATTGAAATTTGAGGCACGATTGCGTTTCCTAATCCTCTAAGGCGGTCCACCCGATTGGATACCCCATGAGCCACTCGACCCATTCTGGGTTCAGGCTGCCAGTTTTTTCTGGCTCTAATCTTTTCGCCACTATAGCTAGCTGCGTGTCCTGTCTCCTGTCCCGATATAGGTTCATGTTCTCGCCACTGTCCTTGTGATCTCTCGCTGTCGGTGTCGGCCACATTGATCTCGCTACTTCGCTTTCCAAGTTCGGAAACTTGTCCTTCGCTCTGTTGTGTATGTTCTCCGCTGACATTGCTGTGCATGCTCTGGGAGTAGGCCACATTTTCACTTGATCCGCTAGGTTTGCCCCGAATACCAAGTCGCTGCTCTTGCTTATTCTCTGCCCCTTTTCGTTCAACGTCCGTCCTTCTTTCATGTCGCTTGTTCTCGGAGTTGCCCACATGTTCGGCTCTTGTGCTTTCTCCCAAGCTTCTACTATATCTGGATTGACTTGCTCCCTTAGATTGCTCGGTCTTGCTCTGCCCTTGCGTGTTGTGTTCGCTTGTTTCTCCAATGCTTCCTGTGACCGTTGCGGTAGATGATCCATCGTGTTGGGTGTCGCCCACATTTCTACAGATGATCCAGAGTCTGTCTCGTCGGTGAAATGCGTCCGTGGCACAAGCTGGAATAACGAACGGCCTTGTGGCGTAGCCTTCCCCTTCCAGGTCAGATAGCACTTCGTCGAGGCCCATAGAGACATGCCCATACACATTTTCGAAAACGCAAAAAGAGGGTCGTTTGGCTTTAATAATGGTAAAAATGAAAGGCCAGATGTGTCTGTCATCTTCTGTGCCTCTTCGCTGCCCGGCAACACTGAAAGGTTGGCACGGATATCCTGCTGTGAGGATGTCGCAGTCTGGAATAAGTCCATTTGGGTCATTTGCTAACTCCTTTACATCTTCTGCAATTGGCACATCAGGCCAATGTTTTTTTAATATCTTTCGGCTCCAAGGTTCTATATCACAAAACAATATTGGTTTACTTAGCTCTGCCCACTGAAAACCTAGTGCAAAACCACCAATACCCGAACATAAATCAACATGTCTAAGCATTTTTCTTTTCCAATGCTCTTTCCAACATTTCTAATAAGGCGAACATTTCTTCACCTTGTTGTTTTCCACTAAAAAAGCCCACGTTATCCTGATCAAGGATTAAAACATGGGCTTTTCTTTTAAGCTGCTTTATTATTGTTTGTATTTCTACGTCCACACGGCATCCCCTTTCAGAATGATCGCATGACCGACAATGCCTGTCCCGCATAATTCTGTGGCTTCTTTGTTGAACGGCAAGTCATCGATCAGCCCTTCTTCGTTTACCAAGATTTGCCAATCGGGTTCTAATGGAGAACGTACCATCTCCACTAACCCCCCCACAATCTTCTGCGCTTCTTGAAGCGTTGGTTGTCTATCTTCAAATACTGTAATCATAATCTTTCCTTTTTCTAAAATAGTTGGTAAAATTAGCATAATATCCCGTACTAGTCAACACTATTAACCCACAACCTCTCGTTCTTCTTGATCCAAACGACCCCCGACAACACCAAGCCACTTACGAGGCCCACTTCCGCTTCGCTTAAATTGGTCAATACGTCCATCGTTTTGCAACGTAGTCACAGCCTTTTTAATTGTGCTTTCTCCTACATTTCTAAGGTTGCCTGCGTTTATGTCATCATTTGGCGCTGTTTTGATAGCATCAAAAATACCATCATGCATACCGCCCTTAGTAACGAAAATACCGCGATCCTCTCGCATTCTAATAAAATTAAAGACATACTCTATTCTTTCCCGAACGGCTTGAGACATAGCAAAATTTCGTATGTCTACACTCTTATCTTCTAATAGACCAGTATCTGGATTACGAATAAAGTGTCTTATCTCCCGATTTGCAGGGCCGTTTGCTTTTACCACCGCACCGTCAAAAACAGCATTTCTTGTGTATGGCACTTGTAAGTCTTTACAGCGTGACTTAGCCGTAGCCTCATCTACTTGCCATACAGAGAACGCACATCTTACACCGTCCACAATCGCAGACGTACCTCTGATTTTATTACGAGCTTTCTCTGGCGAATCAATAAAGTCATTGTCGCTTACCTTCGCCATATGGTGGTTTACCATAACTGTTGCGCCTGTTTCTGTAGATATTTGAGCTAACAAACCCATAAATGCTGCACCAGCAGCGGGATCAGCATTTACATCTGCATGAACAAATGATGCCATTGGATCAATGACAATCAACGCAAGGTCTTTGATCTCCAACATTTCTTCGTAAATCTTCTCAAACTCTGGTGATGTTGCATATGTATTGTCTACTTTCATCATAATTGGAAACACACCGCCTTCGTTCGGCAGCGGTACAATGATGCAATCATGTTCATAACCCGAACGTTTGTTCAGGGGATCGAGTCTACTGATCCGCCTGTGGATCTCGTCCTTGTCATCTTCTGCTGATAAAATTATTGATGTGCCATGATTTGAAACAAAACCACCGAAAGAGCTTTGCATACCATCACCCGATGATACCTTCATCGCTAGATCAAGCGTCATCATGCCTTTACCGCTATCCCCTGCGGCTGCAAACACCACTGGCACCCCAAGCGGTATTGTATCTCCAATCAAAAACTTCTGCTCTGGAGCCGAACCAACAAACTGTTGAGTAATAAGCAAGTTCTGGTTTTTGAGAGATAATACCTTTTTAACCTTATGCGTAGGCGCATTGAGAAAGTTTGAAATATCAAACCCCTCTTCAATCGCATCTGCGGCATCCCACTTTTTAGGCTTACCCTTTGGTGGCACGAGCATGGTGATTGATTTTGCACCTGCATTCTGAGCCAGTTCTTGTACTATCCTAGCTAGTTTTTTACCTGCATCGTCATTATCAGGCCATATGATTAGCTCTCTGCCTTGTAATGGAGAGAAATCAAACTTGTCTTTTGTATTACGAGATAACATCCCTGCACCACCAATAGTACAAGTAGCTGTATATCCTTGTTTTGTTAGCTCATCTGCGCACTTCTCACCTTCCACCCATATTACGCGATCTGATTGAGCAATGTCAGGAAGGTTATAAAGCGGTCTGGTTTCAGGTAAACGTGGAAACTGGCGGAACTCTTTCTTCGTATTCCCGTCCGTATCCCGAACAATTTCACCCGTTGGATCTCTTTCGATATATCTTCGTACCGTTACAAGGACTTCTCCATCAGTTGATAGATAGAAATACTCACCATCGTGTGGCGTGTTAGTATCAATGACCCGCTTTTGCTTAACTTGTTCGGGCTGTTCTTCCTGGGGCTGCTGTAACTTGTTCGGGTTAATCGGGTTAATTGGCGCTTCTGCTTGGGGACGATCTAAGAACGTAGAGAAATGTTCGGCTACATCGGTGATCTTCCACCTGTAAGCCTCCATTAGAATCTTGGATATGCCCCCGATTCCATCACCACTATTGAAATCCATGCCGCGCATAAAGTTGGGGCTTGATGGATCAATGTTTATTTTAAGAGATTGCCCTGCCTCACCTGACAATGAGCCAAGATAGAACTCATTCCGAACAACTCTTCCGTTTGGGTAGGCATTCTTTAACGCTTCAATCTGTACATATGACGGAACTTTCTCCGTAATCTCAGCGACTAAATCTTTTTGATTGCTACCATATATTGTATTGCCAACTACTCTTAATGACATTATATTGTCCTCATACTCGTATTTACCACTTCAAGGGGTTAGCATTGACACGGTGCTGACCCCTAATTATATTCATCTTTCCAACAAGTCTCCCTAAACTCACAAAACTTGCAAAGATAAAAATCTTTGCTTTGAGCTATGCGAGGTAGAATGTCACCTGCTTTCGATGCAGTCAAGATATTTACTGCCTTATCACTTGCTGCCTGTGCCAACTCCTTATCAAAAGGAATAAGTTCATAGTATATTTCAGACGTATTTTTATTCACGACTGTAAACAATGCAGGGCATTCTGTTAGATCCATATAAGCCTGATACAGAGCGATCTGCGTTGCATATGTAGGGTTGGCTTTTGCTACACCCATACGTTGGAATGATTTCCATTTAGTATCTTTTGCTGACTTGTTTTCCCACAAAGATGGGTAGCCCATATCTACAGGACCATCACAGATAACCCCATCTATATGTCCTTTGATTTCATCATCAGCGATTGAAAAACCAAACTGCTCTCCCATCTTGTCTTCTGTCCTGAGATCAAAGCCTGCATCTTTAATCCACTTGGCTGCGTAATCTTCGATCCCGTGACCAAACTCAAAGATGCGTAATGTCTGTGCGCTAAAGCCAGAGTTCTCATCTTGAGGATAATTTAGGTAACGATACTGAATTTTACGGCTGCACTCATCGCCAATACTTGACGCTCCCAGGTACTTCCGCCGCTCTCTTCGCTCATTAAGCCGAACAATTCCTCGGTCTACAGCCTTTGCTATAGACTCTATTACAGGATCAGAACGGGATACTTGTAGGGGGCCAAGTGCCCGTTGACTTAAAGTAATTTTCTTCGAGCTTCCCAATTTCAATCTCCGATGATATATCTTTTGCTGCCTGTAATCCGAATATAAGTGTGTAGACTTGATCTTCTGTTAGGTCACAAAACTTGGTGTTCCATCCGAATTTTTCTAATATAAACGCCAATTCTTCTATTGGTTTTCTTTCTTCTATCAATGTATTGCTCCTTGTGGTTCTGTTAATAAATCAATTATTTCATCCATTTCATCTTTTGGAAGTTCGCTATTCGTGTATTGCAGCATAAGAACTGTAAGATTGTTTATGATAACATCTGCTGACCCGAACAAAACTTCGCCTTCCTCTGATTCGCCTATTTCTTCTTTGATAACTTCGTTTGCTGTATCTGTAATTTCCTCTAGATCTTTGAGGTTTTTACAAAAGCAAACATATTCAGTTTCTTCTGTATATAATTCGTTATCATCATTACGCTTGGCTAATGATAAAACGAGTTCAAACCTAGCCATCCTCTTGCCCCTCTTTATCGTTATGTCTTAACCATAACGCCAAATCAGACAAAATGTATTTAAAATCAGATGTTGGAAGAACTGCAATAAGTTTGCCATTGTCCCAAACTCTTAAACCATCATCATAAACTGCCCATCTTGTTTCCACGTTTTTCATTCAAACTCATCCTCATCCACAAATATAACAAAACATTTCAACTTTTTATCCCATGTGTAGTGCCAAGATGGAATTTCGTTTACGTCTGAGTTTGGATCGTCCCACATTTTTTCTGCGCGTTTCTCTTCAAAATCTATAAGCCCTATTTCTTTATATTTTTTTCTTTTCTCTTCTTTAAGTTTTTCAAACTCTTTTAAAGTAAGTTTTTTCATCATAGATATTTCTCCACTGCTTGTTCGATTGAATCTCTGTTCCACATAAAATTAAGCATGCAAGCGGCCTTATATTTAGTCCATGAGAAGTCCATGAAATTTACTTCAATACCTTGTGTGGATAAATGATTGCGCTGTGTCTCTGTCATGTTTTGATCTAACCAACGTTTGGTTTTCTTTGCTGCACTACCATCCTCAATATCACGCAAGAAATCATCTGCGGCTGCGGTGGCTTGTGGCTTTCCACCAACGGCAAGAATACGAACCCTTCCTTTCTTGCGCTTACCAAACGCAATAGACAACCCTGATGTGTTAGCTACCCCGACAAAGCCCTCAAATCCCATCGCCATACGCAAGCTGCCATCACCAAACAAATCAATCCAACGAAACGGTGACATTTGCATCAAATCGTATTCTGTCATTGTAAATGCGGATAGCTCTTCTTTCTCTTCTTTTTCGGACTCAAAGAGATGTCCACATATTGGACACTCCTGAGAACCCATAGGAACAAAAGACTCGCACTCTGGACATTCTTTTAAAGGTGCCTCACCTTTCTCACGATCATCAAGATTAACTGAGTCTTCAAGTGAGCCGTGAGTAATAATACTCGTTCCGAAATCAAGAACCACACAATCTGTTTTAACAACACCTGGAAACTCTTCTGGATCAATCGTGCGTAAACCACGACCAATCATTTGAACCATCGTACCCTTTTGTGAACATGGCCTCATAAGAACGATACAAGACACGGCAGGAGCGTCAAAGCCCTCAGTTAATACTG